TTTTTTGCCAGCTCAACCCCGCCAAGCGGTTGGCTCAAAGCGAATGGTGCAGCCGTATCCCGTACAACATACGCCGCACTATTTGCTGCAATAGGGACAACATTCGGCGCAGGCGACGGCCGAACTACTTTTAACTTACCTGATTTACGCGGTGAATTTTTACGCGGCCTAGATGAAGGGCGAAATATTGATAGAGGGCGCAGATTGGGGACTGCTCAAGGCGATGCTATCCGTAATATTACAGGTAAATTAGATGGCTCCGCTATGGGCAGCGGTAACCAAGTACTTGAGGGCAAAATGATTGCGTCTGGTGCAATAGGGACAACGTATCAACAAAGACAATGGTCAGGAGACCAGGGCGGCTGGGGCGAGCAATCTGTATCATTTGATTTTGATGCATCAAGAGTGGTACCAACCGCAAGCGAAAACAGACCGCGCAACGTCGCATTATTAGCTTGTATTAAATACTAAGGATAAACCATGACTTACCCATTAACAAAAAAAGTATGCCAATTAGATGAGCAAGGCATTTATGCTGGACAAACGGACGCGGATTTATCCCCCGAAGAAGCAGATAATGGTGTTTATTTAATGCCTGCCGGTTGTGTTGATATTGATCCACCAGAAGATAAAAAAGGCTTTGTCGCGAAATGGACAGGCGAAGCGTGGGAATACATTGAAAACCATATTGGTGAAACAGTGTACTCAACAACAACAAAAGAATCGTTGGTGATTAGTGAGTTTGGCTCAATCCCTGATGGGTACACGGTGGTTAAGCCCGAAAGCGAGCTTTCTGAGTGGGACGGCAAAGCATGGGTAATACCGCCCGAAAAACTTACCGCACTTTTAACAGAAAAACGTAACCGTTTAATCGAGCAAATTGACAGCCACGCTGCAACAATTTACAGCACGTGGACGCGTTTTGAGAGTGAGTACCGAGAACGCCAAACAGCAGCGGAAGCATATAAGGCAGCAAACTATCAAGGTGACTGTAGCCGTTATATTACAGATTTTGCCAAACGCGCAGGTTTAAACAACAAAGCGGCAACAGATTTGATTTTGGTGCAAGCAGCAGGATTGGAAAAACTACAAATGGAGCTTGCTAACCAGCGCATGCGTAAGTATGAGCTCAAAGCACCTAATCTCACACTTGAGCAAATGCAGTCAATCTATGATGACATCATCAAACAAATGGATCACTTGATGGAGGCTTATAACAATGGCTAACCGTATCTATCTTGCGTTTTATAAATACAAACGCAGCTTTCTAAAAGAGCCTTTTAAAGCCTTGGCCGATGCGGTAACACGCTTTTTTACAAAAGGCCAATACTCACACTGCGAGATAGCTGTTGAGCGGTTGGAATTTACTCAAGGCGACCATTACGAGCACCGAGTTATGTTTGATTGTTATTCCGCGTCGGTTCGCGATGGTGGCGTTCGATGTAAGCAGATTGATTTACCTGAAGCAGACAAGTGGGATTTGATTTGCCTTGAGAATGTAACAGAGGCGCAGATTAAATCTTATTTCAACCGCACAGCAGGCGCTAAATATGACTGGTGGGGCGCGTTAGGAGTTGTTCTTGGGATTAAGCAAAAACGAAGCAAATATTTTTGCTCAGAATGGTGCTTTAACGCAATTTATAACAGCGATGAAGGTTGGCGTTTTAGCCCAAATCAACTGGCAGCAATTTTTAAAAAAGGATAACAGTATGAAAATTGGTAACAAAATAAAATTACGTAACGGCAATGCTGGCACTATCGTCTATGAGAGCCCATTTGGTAAATTATTAATCGTTGAGCATAACGGTGATGAGTTACCACCTAGCCACTGGCATAATGCGGATGGTACGTTTTATGCAGATTGTACAAGTGATTTAGATGTAGTTCAGGAATAAAGACGGCGACACTATCTGTGCGGGAACACGGATAATGCCAGCTAAGCAGAATGAGCCTGCATATAGCTATATGCCGCCTACCTCGCGAGGCAGGCGGTATTTTAACAAAACCGCTAAAAATGGGAAAGTATATGCAGAATTTAAAAGAGATCCGTTGCCAATGTTGCAACAAATTATTGGCAAAAGTCGGCACAGTGAAACGTTTAGAAATAAAATGTAGTCGCTGTAAAACCATTAACCATATTAATTAACTTGATTTGAGTGTCGGAGTGTCAAGAACACCGGAACGCCATAGATAAGAAGGAAAACACTATGGCAAATCAAGCCCAAAGAAACTTCAAGCAAGCCCCATTACCATTTATCGGACAAAAAAGAATGTTCTTAAAGCATTTTGAACGCGTGCTGATGGAAAACATCCATAATGATGGTGAAGGTTGGACGATTATAGACGTGTTTGGAGGGAGTGGTTTATTAAGCCACACAGCTAAACGAATTAAGCCAAAGGCAAGAGTAATCTATAATGATTTTGACGGATATTCAGACAGGCTAAAACACATAAGCGATATAAATCGTTTACGTGAAATACTCTATCAAACTGTCGATGGGATTATACCAAAAAATAAGCGGATAAGCAAACACTTAAAGCAAGAAATTATAAATAAAATCAATAATTTTAATGGTTTTTTAGACCTGAATTCACTATCCAGTTGGTTGCTTTTTAGCGGTCAACAAGTAGCTTCACTGGACGAGCTATATAGCAAAGATTTTTGGCATTGTATTCGTCAATCAGACTACCCTGAAGCCATAGGATATTTAGATGACATTGAGGTAATACGGGAATCTTTTCATGTTTTATTGCCAAAATTTAAAGATAATCCCAAGACATTATTTATATTAGATCCGCCATACCTATGCACTCGACAGGAAAGCTATAAACAAGCAACCTATTTTGACCTAATAGACTTCTTAAGGCTTATCAATTTAACAAGGCCGCCTTACATCTTCTTTAGTTCAACAAAGTCTGAATTCATTAGGTTTATAGAGTACACCCAAGAACAGCAAGTAGATAATTGGGAGTCATTTGCGGGAGCTAAAAGAATAGTGGTAAATGCTTCAGCAAGTTATTCCGGCAAATATGAAGACAACCTGATTTATAAATTCTAAAATTTAAACGCCCTTCAAAGTTAATTTAAAGGGCGTTTTATTTTCTCAAAATTAGCGGTTAAAATTCGCTTAAAATGGGAAATAACAGATTTTTCCGAATTCCCACTTTTAGCGGTTACGTTTCCCAAAATTCGCGAGCGGCTACAGCAGTGTTGTTCATTTTTAACCCTCAATAACTTTGTTTCTTGAGGTTCGTTTTCATAAAATATTCGTCTTTCTTTATCAAACTCAGCGGCATTATTCCTTACAGAATAATCCCCATTCCAAAATCTTTCAATAGGGTCATCAAATAACACTCCACAGCTAGATAAAGTAAGAATATTTATAATGATTAATATGGCGTTTTTCATTTTAGTGCTCATTTCATTCATTAAAATTTAACTTCAATTAGTGAAAATAGATTTTACAACATCTGACTGAATCACCAATTAAACCTCTCAACAATCATACCAAAAATTGTTCATTCTTAAATCAATTGAACGAGCCTTTTGAACTAACTAATTTTCCATATAGTCAAAGCAGTCGTAAAAGGGATACTTTTACGCGCCGGATTGCATAAGTGCTTTGGCAAGCAATCCCGACAAAAATGAAGGAGTAGATTTATGAAATCTAAATTGATGAAAGGGTTAGTGATTGTTGCATTAGCAGGAAGCTTAACCGCTTGTGAAATGGACAGACAACAACGTCATACTGCAACAGGTGCAGCAATCGGCGGCGTAGCCGGTGGTTTATTAGGTGGTGATATTGCCACAACACTCGGCGGCGCGGCATTAGGTGGTGTAATCGGTAGTCAAGTGAATAAAGGCGGAGACTACGATGACAGAGAATATCGCCATCATAAAAAACATAAAAGACATCACCACCATAGAAAACACCGTGATTGGGATGACGACTGGGATGATTAATTCAAAATACAGATAAAAATGACCGCACCTTTTGAGATACAAATCAAAGTGCGGTCGTTTTTTTAGGGATTTTTTTATGAATTAATAAGGATTACCACCAACCGAGTAGTTTCATCCATAATCCACCCACACCAAACCAAATCACTAATGAAAGGATGGAAACAATAAAGCTCACGCCCCACCATTGACCGGTTGAGTTATAACCAGAGCCGTATAGTGCTGGACCAGGACCACCTGCGTATTGCGTTAAACTCATGGATAAAGTTGAGGTGTAACCTAAACCAATTGCAGCAATGATTGGCGGTGTACCCACAGCAATAGCCGCTGCCACGAAAGCGAGATACATTGCGGAAATATGCGCCATGGCTGAAGCAAAGAAATAGCGGGTATAGAAATACACCAACACTAAAATAGTAAAGGCAACTGGCCAGCTGAAATCGCCCACAGATGCGGAAATGTGGGTGGAAATCCAAGTGATTGCACCGTATTTATTAAGCGCATTCGCCATCATCACCAATACCGCAAACCAGAACATCGTATCCCATGCGGTGGTTTCTGCCACGATATTTTTCCAGCTCATAATATTGGTTAATAATAAAATCACTAAACCGATAAACGCTGAAATTGTTGCAGGAATATGGAAGACTAAATCACCCACCGTCCAAAGGAATAAAAGAAGGATAAAGTCTAGGGCAAGAATCCATTCTGCTTTGCTCATTGGGCCCATGCTTTTTAATTCTTCACGTGCCATTTCTGCCATTTTAGGCGTATCTTTTAATTCTGGCGGATAAATTAAATACACGAAATAAGGTAAGACGATTAAGCTCACAATACCTGGTACGATTGCCCCTAAGAACCATGTCATCCAAGTGATTTCTACACCTTGGCTTTTCGCAAGTTCTGCAATTAACGGGTTACCCGCCATGGCGGTTAAGAACATGGTACAAATAATGGTATCGATTTGAGAGACTGCAATAGCTAAGAATGCACCCGCACGACGAGCGGTTGGACCCGGTTTGGATTCATACGCATCAGCAATAGATTGCATAATTGGGTACATAATACCGCCCCCACGCGCAGAAGCCGAAGGAATCCCTGGACCAATAACGACATCAGCCAATGCCATACCATAGGCCACGCCCATCATTTTTTTACCAAAACGACCAACGAAGTACAGCGCGATACGTTTACCTAAACCGGTTTTAATCACCGCTCGAGATAAAAACATGGCAATAGCAATCAACCAAATTGTGCCGTTTGCAAAGCCGGATAACATACCAACATCACCTTGTTTTGGCGAAATTGGTGTAAGCCCAGTTAATCCGCTAATCACCAATGCCACCAAGGTTGCAGCACCCATAGGCATTGCTTTCGCGATAATAGCCACAATGGTTGCCACAAACAGCGCTAGCATTCCCCAGGCTTTAGCGGATAAACCTTCTGGTGTCGGGATTAACCAAATCCCTAAACCAACGATAACGGCTA